CCTACCGTAAGGTATGGTTCTCCGGTGCTTTCACCTATCATTTGCCTGTGGGGTACAATTCCCACAACGCAATTGTGTCGGCGGCAGCTAAGGCTGGACCCCTACTAGGGATCGAGCTTACTCCGGATGTCGTATGGAATGCCACTCCCTGGACGTGGGCCATCGATTGGTTTTCGAACATGGGCGACGTTGTGTCGATCACGTCCGATATGGCCACCGATGGTTTGGTGATTAAGTATGGGTATGTAATGGAACATACTGTTACATCCTATACCTATGCGTTGGCTTCGCCTTCCTATGTGTTTAATGGGAAGAGACGCCAACACACGCCTAGCTTGCTAATCGCTTACGTGGAACGTAAGCGACGCACACAGGCGACACCATTTGGTTTTGAGATTGGTTGGGAGAGTTTCTCTCCCCGCCAGCTCGCCATTTCAGCAGCTCTGGGTTTGACCCGGATCTTCTGAGATAGCTGCGCTACCGCCTAGCCACAGGGGTTAGGCGATCATCGTCTAGCCCTAGGAGTGATGCTCAATGTCATTTACCGATCCGATCGCACTGACGATCAACGCAGTGCCGTATACGTTGCCGAAGGTTTCGACCCAAGGCGACGATACGACCTACCAGACGTCAGATGGGCTGATTGTCGTGCGCGCTTCCCACGAAGGTGGTAAGCGCAATCGACATCTGCTCAGGATCGACCACTCGAAGGTAACCGCGGATCCGTTTATTCCGGCGGAGAACGTGAAGATCGGGATGAGTAATTATCTCGTCTTCGATGTTCCCCTGTCCGGATATACGGCTACCGAGGCCTTGCAGATTTACCAGGGCTTTAAGGCCTGGTTCTCTGCTTCCTCCGATGCGGTCATCACCAAACTTCTTGGTGGTGAATCGTAAAGGACTGGGTGTTCATCTGTCACTCGAACGATATGAGTCAGGTAGAAATCCTGATTTCATTACGGTCGGGAAAACTGAGGAACATCCAGGGATCCGTAAGAGAGATAGGACCCGACGAAAGACACTTCAAAGAGGCACTCGAAAGAGTGCTGTCGATGTTGTATCGGCCATCGGTTCCGTCGCAGTAATTTTGGCAGCTATCATCGACGAAATCAGGCACTACTTTATGTAGTGTTCTGATCAGTTGATGATGAATGCCATCACACTGCTCTCTCGAACAGATCTTGCCATTGGCATCCCAGTGGTGTCTACGCTTAGAAGTAGCAACCTAATCGAACTGGTTGCCGGGCAAGATACGTTCTGTATCTTGTTCCGCGTAGACGGAATGCATCGAGCTAAGGATAGATTACCTCACGTAGAGGAGGGTCTATGAAAAGCCTGATGTCACTCTGGTCCGCGATGGCTGATGATTTAGCCATCGCTTGCTGCACCAGCGCCACTCTTGACAAGAGAACGGTCAAGAGGAGAGTTGAATGCGAGGGGCTATCGTTCTTAACGATAACCCTGCCGGACTTGGGTAAGGCCACCCGAAAGTGGCTGGACCAAGGCCGCGCGGACATCCATCCCTCTTTCTACTATGAAAGAGGGAGAAGTCTCCCTGCATTTCTGCAGGGTTTCTTCTGCCGCGTATTCAACCCTGTATCTGGCGTGTTGCTTGATGAACCGGACATCGATGCAATCTTTGCCATTAACCAGCTTACGCTGGCTTTTGGAAAGATTCTTCATCCTTGTAGTGATATAAGGGTGAAGAAAGCGATGTCTGACTTCATCAGGTGTGAACGAGAAGTTCGAGAATTCGACTCGAACATCATCGAAAGTGATCTTGATGAGTTCGAACGTATGTCGAATTTGCTTTTTGGAAGAGTATTTTCCAAGATGGATAGTGATATCCGTTATGGAACACTCCTCGGAAAGCATGGTCCAGGTGCAACTGCAGATCGTCTTACCTCTAATGGTAAGTACAATCTGCAATCCTGGACCTCTCGGCTCGAGCAGTACTTTCCTGCTCGTGAGCACCTTATTCCAAATCGAAACTTTAGTTCAGATTTGGCTAAGGTAACTTTCTCTGAACCTGATGCCGAGACGCCCGTGAGGGTAGTCCCGGTTCCTAAAACGTTGAAGACACCCAGGATCATCGCAATTGAACCTGCCTGTATGCAGTATATGCAACAGGCAGTTTTGCGGTGCTTCCTGAATCACTTCGAGAGGGATAGACTCCTCTCGAGGATGATCGGCTTCGACGACCAAATCCCTAATCAGGAGATGGCTCGCCAAGGCTCGATTGATGGTCAGACTGCGACGCTCGATTTGAGTGAAGCATCTGATCGTGTCTCCAATCAGCTCGTCAGAACGATGCTGCGAAGATGGCCTCATTTGCATGGGGCCGTCGACGCTTGTCGATCACGGCGGGCTGACGTACCTGGTCATGGCGTTATACGCCTAGCCAAGTACGCGTCTATGGGTTCAGCGCTCTGTTTTCCGATGGAAGCGATGGTTTTCACAACCATTATCTTCCTAGGAATACAGAAGTCGCTCAACACGTCACTTACCAGAAAACAAATTGCTTCGTTTTCTGGGTCGGTGCGCGTCTATGGGGATGATTTGATTGTCCCCACTAGACATGTGCGTATGGTGGTCAACCAACTCGAACATTTTGGTGCTCGAGTAGGGTTGGCAAAATCCTTCTGGACTGGAAAGTTCAGGGAATCTTGCGGAAAGG